ATCACTCATTCAGATTTTGGTCTTTATATCAACGGTGATAGCTATGTGCCACTGGCTCGCAATCCTGATGTGATTGCTGCGGTCAACAAGATTGCTGACATGGTGTCAAACATGACTATTCACTTGATGGAGAATACAGACAAAGGCGATATCCGAATAAAAGACGGACTGGCTCGCAAGATTGATGTAAACCCATGCGACAATATGACTCGCAAAACTTGGATTTTCAAGATTGTGCGTGACCTGTTGCTATTTGGTGACGGAAATTCAGTTCTTCATGTTGAGTATGATCCTGTGAATGATTATATTTTGAACTTGAGACCATTCGCAATGAGTGAGGTCTCTTTCAAAAGCGATGATGTTGGTTATATCGTGAATTATCGTGGTATCGACTACAACCCAAGCGAAATCGTGCACTTTGTAATCAACCCAGATCCAGACAATCCATTTGTAGGAACTGGCTACAGACTTGCTCTGAGGGATATTGTTAGGAATTTAAACCTTGCAACTCAAATTAAAAAAGGGTTTATGAGTGGCAAGAACGTTCCTAGCTTGATTGTTAAGGTTGATTCTTCAAGTGGGGAATTAGGAACACAAGAGGGACGTGACCAGGTCGCTAAGAAATATCTTAGCACTAGTCAAGCTGGTGAGCCGTGGATTATTCCTGATGCCTTGCTAGAGGTTGAACAGGTCAAACCATTAAGTTTGAAAGATATTGCTATCAATGAATCTGTTGAAATTGATAAAAAAACAGTTGCTGGACTCCTGGGAGTGCCAGCTTTTATTTTGGGAGTTGGTAGCTTTGACAAAGAAGAATACAACAACTTTGTCAATACAACGGTCATGAGCATTGCTACGACAATCACTCAGACCTTAACGAGAGACTTACTCGTTTCAAATAATCGGTATTTCAAACTTAATGCTCGCTCGCTTTATTCGTATGACATTACAGAGTTATCTTCAGTTGCTGAACAGATGACTAAAAGCATGGCAATGCGTCGAAATGAGTGGAGGGATTGGCTTGGGATGCCACCAGATCCTGATATGGATGAGCTCCTTGCTCTTGAGAATTATCTACCGCAAGACAGACTTGGGGACCAGAAGAAACTGAAAGGGGGTGAGGAAGAGAATGAACAAACGGAATAGCTATCGCACTGCTCAGTTCAAAACACGAGAAGAAAGTGAAACTGGTGATTTGATTTTGAGTGGGTACTTTATCAAGTTCGATGAAGTTACTGAACTATGGCCAGGTTACTTTGAAGTGATTAAGCGTGAAGGTGTTGAAAAAGCAATCCAAAACGCTGACATCAGGGCATTGTTTAACCATGATGATAATTTGGTGCTTGGTCGTACTGGAAATGGAACGGTCATTTTGGGAGTTGATAAAATCGGACTTTTCGGTGATATCATCATCAACAAAGATGATCCGCAAGCTGTTGGAGCCTATGCTCGTGTTCAGCGTGGAGATGTGATTGGATGTAGCTTCGGCTTTATCCCAATTAAAATCAACACAGAAGAACGTGATGATGGTTCGTACCTGGACACTATCTTGGAATTAGAAATCTTTGAAGTAAGTCCATGTACTTTCCCAGCATATCCACAAACGGAAATCGCTGCACGACAGAAAGACTTTGAAAGTCAACAGCGTGCTAATCGTGAAGCGCTAGACAAGCGCAAGAAAGAAATTAAGGAGAAATTTAATCTATGCACAAATCATTGATTTTAGGCGCTCGTATGCGCAACAAAGCAGACAAAGTAGTAGAGCTTGAACAATCAATCGAAGAATTGAACAAACGCTCTGAACTTGAAGCTGCTAAATTGGAACAAGCTGGAAATGATGAAGAAGTTTCAGCAGTTGAAAAGAACCTTGAAGACATCCAAAAAGAATTGGATGATAAATTGGCAGAAAAAGAAAAACTTGAAGCAGAAATTGAAGATTTGCAAAATCAAGTTGAAGAATTGAATCGTAAAGCACCGACTTATCCAAGTCAAGAAAAACGTGGAGGACAAAAATTGGAACAACGTGATGCAATCGCTAAATACATTCGTACTGGTCAAACTCGTGACATCGCAGGCTTGAAAACTACTGATTCAGGAAGCGCAGCTCTAATCCCTACTGAAGTTTTGAAACCTCATTTTGTTAACAAAACACGTAATCCACTTTTGGATCTTGTAGAACGTGTGAAAGTTAACAGTGGATCTGGTAAATATCCAGTTATCAAGAAGACGGATGGTGTAATGGTTTCAACAGATGAATTGAAATCAAATCCAGAACTCGGAAAACCAGCAATCAGCGAGATCGATTATTCAATCAAGACTTACCGTGGATACGTCCCTGTGTCACAAGAAATGATTGACGACGCAGACTATGACATCATGACCATTGTTGAAGACGAAGTGTTCAATCAAGGTGAAAACACTGAATTGTCATTAGTTACAGCTGTCCTCAAAACAGCTACCCAAGCAGATGCGGCTGGATTTGATGGTATTAAAGATATCTACAACAAGAAGCTTAAATCAATTTATAAAGCAAGCATCGTTGTCACCAAGTCAATGTTTGCCGCACTTGACAAGGTGAAAGATAAAGATGGACGCTACATGCTTCAAACTGATGTAGCTTCACCTACTGGCTATTCATTTGGTGGGAAAACAATCTACAAAGTAGATGACACAGTGTTTGGAAACGAAGGAGACATGAAATTCTTCATCGGAGATGTCACTGAGTTCGTCAAAGAGTTTGACCGTGCTCAAGTATCCGTTAAATGGGTGAACAATGACATTTACGGACAATTGCTTGGACTTTTTATCCGTTTGGATATTAAGAAAGTAGATGAAGAAGCTGGATTCTTCGGAACATACACTGATGTTGTAGCTTAAGGAGGTAGCGTATGAGCTATAAAGTAATCCGTCCTTTCAAGGACTTGGCCGATCCTGAAAATCATGACTATGCTGTTGGCGATATCTTTCCTCGTGATGGATATGAGCCAACAGATAGCTTTACCAATGGCCTTTTGACTGGTGCCAACACTGCTGGATCTATCTTCCTTGAAGTTTTGGGAGAGGATAAGCCTAAGAAACCAGAGCTTAAAACAAAAGAAGTGAAGGAAGAGCCCGCAGTTGAGCAGGAAGAAACAATTGATGAAACTGCTGAAGAGCCTGCTAAGGAAGTTGAGGAGTAAACATGGACGAAGGTCAGCTTTTGGAATTGCTGAAGCTTAAGCTGGGGATTTCAACCAGCTTGAGAGACAAGCCGTTAAAAAAAATCATTTCAAGTGTCGTCACTGAATTGACCGATAACCTCGGTATCGAGCTTGTTGGTGAGCGTGCTGACCATGAAATGTTTATCGTTGACTATGCTGCTTATCGCTACGAGGGTGGGGTGGATATGCCACGTCACCTTCAGTGGCGACTGCATAATTTACAGATAGCATCAAAGAAAGAGGTCAAGAATGTGGAATCATGAAATCAAACTGATCTCTAAAAAAGTCACAGGTAAGGACAAGTTACTACAACCAATCTCTGAAGATGTTGAAGTTACTCTGTTGTGTCGTAAAAAGAAGGTTACTCGCTCTGAATTTTATCAAGCAAATCAGGCAGGTCTAAAACCGAGCTTGGTCGTTGAGATTCGAAATTTTGAGTATGATAATCAGGAGTTTGCGAAATTTGAAGGCAAGCAATATCGTATCTTGAAAACCTATCCTATCGATTCTGAAATTTTAGAGTTGACTTTGTCAGAGGTCTTGAAATGAGTAATGACCTTGCTGATTTGATAGCGAAAGAGCTTGCAGCTTACTCTGATGAGGTTACTGAAGAAGTGGATAAGATTGCAGAGCAAGTGGCTGATGAGACTGTGGATGAGTTGAAAGAGACAAGTCCGAAACGATACGGAAAGTATCGTAGAAGTTGGAAAAAGAAGAAGTTAGCCAATGGCTCTTTTGTTGTCTTCAACGCAGTTGCAAGTCTTACTCACGTACTTGAGAATGGGCACCTTTCAAGAAATGGTGGTCGTGTCGCTGGTATCGTCCACATCAAGCCAGCTGAAGAAAAAGCGATTCAAAACTTTGAAAAGCGAATCAAGGAGATTGGGAAATGAAGCTATCAGACTTTGCTGCTATTTTGAAACAGGTAAACTTGCCTGTCACCTATCGAGCGTTTAAAACTGGGAACGCTCCTGACCTACCTTACCTGGTCTATTATGAATCAAGTCCAGCCATCAATGCGGCTGATAACACGGTTAATCATCAGATTAAGAGCGTGACAGTTGAGCTGGCTTTTGAGAATAAGGATGAAGATTTGGAAGAACGTCTGGAAGAGCTATGGACAACCCACGAGCTCTTTTTCGATGTTCAAGAAGAAACATTTATCGAGACGGAAAGACTCTATGTCAAGTCTTATACGGTCTATCTATATTAAGGAGGAATGACATGACTCAAGAAAATAAAGTAACCTTTGGCCTAGAAAACGTACATATCGCACCTGTCAAAACACTTTCAGCAGAGGGAGTTATCACTTACGGCGATGTTTTTCGTTTTCCCGGGGCGATGGAGCTGACCCTTGATACCAAAGGGGAAACAACCCCTATCAAAGCAGACAACAAGGATTACCATTTCATGAATTCAAATGAAGGCTATGAAGGTAAACTTAAAATTCCACATATCATCGATGAATTTGCAACAAAAATTCTTGGTGAAATCAAGGACCCTCAAACTGGGGTTATGACTGAAAAAGCAGATGCGAGCTTGACAGAGTTCGCAATGATGTTCCAGTTTGAAGGTGACAAAAACAAGACTCGCTATGTGATGTACTACTGTTTTGCCAGTCGCCCATCTATTGGCTCAAAAACTAAGAACGGGACATCAACCAACGAACGTGAACTTAGTTTCAAAGCTAGCCCGCGTCCATTGGATACAGTTGTCAAGCGTTCTATCACATCAGCTGATGACAAGGATGCGTATGACAACTGGTTCAAGAAAGTGTATGAACCTACTGCGGTGACAGGTTAAGGAGAAGATATATGCGCAAAATCGTTTTGGTTGGCGATCAGGAGTATGAGTTAGGAACTAATGGCTACACTCCTATAGCCTACAAGCAACAATTTGGGAAAGATTATTTTCAAGATTTGTTCTCGATGTTGAAAAATCAATCATTCATGAATGAATTGAACAAGCTGGAAACCGACAAGGAATTGACAGCGACTAATATTGATATTTCGATGTTGTCAGATTTTGATATGACCTTTTTCAACCGTCTTTTTTGGACCTTTGCTAAATCTGCAAATCCTCATATCAAGCCTTATGAACAATTCTTCATGGAAATGGAAAGTTTCCCAATCCAGGAAGTTGGACCTGAGTTGATGGAAATGCTAAATGCAAGTATGTCAACAAAAAAGTCCCAGACCAGTCAGAAACAGCTAGCGAAGAAATCTTCACAGTAGAATCTTATCTATCCTGTTGCAAAGAAACAGGGTTGTCTATTGATGATTTAAAGAATATTTCAATCGGAATGGCTTTAGATTATCAAACAGATTATGTGAATTTACGAAGCGAAAATAAAAAAGGCGAGCGAAAAGCCAACCAAGCTGATTTTGACAATTTTTAAAAGAAAAGGAGTGCTGAGAGAGCGATTCTAAGGTCAAGTTCATTGGCCTGACTGCATTATCAGTCATAGAAGTTCTCTCAGCGCTTTTTATTTTTTAGAGAAAGGAGGAAACATGGCAGGAAATATTAAAGGCATCAAGATTGAAATTGATGGGGACACACAACCTTTACAGAAGGCGCTCAAGAATGTCAATAAGGCTGCAACAGATGCAAGTCAGGAGCTAAGACAGATTGATAAAGCCTTAAAATTTGATACTGGAAATGTCACTCTATTGACTCAAAAGCAAGAGCTTTTGCAAAAACAAGTTTCTACAACCAAAGAGAAACTAGAGACTCTAAGACAAGCACAATCTCAGGTTGAGCAACAGTTCAAAAGTGGAAACATTGGTGCTGATCAGTACCGAGCATTTCAACGTGAAGTTGAAACTACTAAAAATGTCCTTAAAGGTTACGAAGGCAAACTTGCTAATGTCAACCAGGCACTTGCAGAAAATGGCAATGCAACTCAAAGCAACAAGAGTCAGCTCCAGAACTTACAGAAAGAACAGAATCGCCTTGCTAGTGAGTCTGAAAAAGTTGTAAGTTCATTCAAACTACAAGAAAGCCAGTTAGGCGCTAATGCTAGCGAGTCCGAAAAACTAGCTCTGGCACAGAAAAAGGTCGGTGCACAATCCTCTATCGTTGCTAAACAGATTGAAAATCTTGAAAAGCAGTTAGAGTTAACCAAACAGGAGTATGGAGAGAATTCAGTTGAAGCTAACAAAATGGAAGCACAACTGAACCAAGCTAAAACAGCGTATTCAAACCTTTCTCAAGAAATGAAGAATTTGGGTAGCGCTGGGAAACAAGCTGCTAATACTCTAGGTGAGACAAATAACCTTTTAAAAGCAGAGTTACTTAATCAATTTTCTGAGAAACTATCAGATATCAGCCAGAAGCTTGTTGATTTTGGTAAAAGTGCATTAGAAGCCTTCAAACAAGTTGACGAAGGCATGGATACTATTGTTACTAAAACTGGTGCTGGCGGGAAAGCACTAGAGGAAATGCAAGGGATTGCTAGTCAGATAGCAACCGAAATTCCAACAGATTTCTCAACTGTAGGGAATGCTGTTGGTGAAGTCAACACACAATTTAAACTGACTGGTGATGCGTTGAAATCTACTTCAGAGGATCTTATTAAATTTTCTGAAATAAATGGATCAGACGTAACTAATGCAACTATTCAGTCAAAACAGGCACTTGAAGCATATGGACTGTCTGTTGATTATTTATCAGAAGTTCTTGACTCCACTACTTATGTCGCACAAGAAACTGGGGTGTCTGTAGATGACTTAATGAAAAAAGCTATAGATGGTGCACCACAAATTAAAATGCTCGGTTTAAGTTTTGACGAAGCTGTCACTCTAATCGGTCAAATGGAACAACATGGTGTGGACTCATCAGCTGCATTATCTGGATTGACCAAGGCGGCTGGGGCCTATGCTAAAAAAGGCAAAACCATGACCGAGGGACTAAAAGAGACAATAGACTCTATCAAGAATAGTAAGAGCGAAACAGAAGCATTAAGCATTGCAATGGAAATATTTGGGGCGAAAAAGGCTCCTCAAATGGTCGATGCAATCAAGCGCGGTGCTTTAAGTTTTGAAGAATTAGGGTACACAGCCGAAGCAGCATCAGGATTAGTATCTTCAACATACGAGTCTACGCTTGATCCTATTGATAAATTTAAAACCGCTCAAAATTCAACTACACTGGCAATGGCTGAACTAGGAGCAGCAATAGCTGAAGTTTTAGCACCTGTTTTTGAAACATTAGGTAATATTGTAAAATCAATGGCTGAATGGTTTAGTTCGCTTCCTGGTCCCGTTAAAGAATTCATCGTGATTTTGGGAGGTGTAGTCACAGTCGCTGGGATTCTAGTCCCGATATTTTTAACCTTGCAAGCAGCAGCAGTTGCGCTTGGAACATCCATCGGAGCAATGATTGCAGCAGCTGCACCTATTATTGGTATCGCTGCTTTAATTGTTGCCGCTATTGCAGCAGTCGTAATTGGTATCAAGTACCTCTGGGACACGAACGAGGGGTTCAGAGATGCAGTAATGACCGTCTGGAATGCCATCATGGAAGTCATCAACAGGGTTGTTAGTGAAGTTTCAAACTTCATCATGAGTATGTTTGGAGTGGTTGTCAATTGGTGGACTGAAAACCAAGAGCTTATCCGAGCTAGTGCAGAAACAGTCTGGAATGCTATCCAAACCGTAATTGATGCAGTCATGACTTTCTTAGGTCCATTAATCGAGGGCGCATGGGCGAATATCCAACTGGTCATCACGACTGCTTGGGAAGTTATCAAGACTGTGGTTGAAACTGCAATCAATGTTGTTTTAGGCATCATCAAGGCAGTCATGCAGATCATAACAGGTGACTGGTCAGGAGCATGGGAAACAATCAAGGGAGTGTTCTCAACTGTATGGAATGCTATCCAAAGCATTTCTCAAACAGTCATGGGTGCACTTCAATCATATATTTCAAATACCCTTAACGCTATTTCAGGAGCAGTTTCGAGTATTTGGAATGGGATTAAAGCAACCGTAGAATTTGTACTCACTAGCATTTACAACAATGTAACAAATACATGGGATGGTATCAAAAATGCGATTGGTAGTGCCATCAATGGTGCAAAAGACCTTGTAAGTTCTGCAATCAGTGCTATCAAAGGACTATTTAATTTCAGCATTAGTTGGCCACATATTCCACTACCTCACTTTTCAGTAAGTGGTTCAGCAAATCCGCTCGATTGGCTAAAAGGTCAAATACCTAGAATTGGTATTGAGTGGTATGCAAAAGGCGGTATCATGACGAAACCGACCTTATTTGGTATGAATGGCAATAATATGATGGTTGGTGGCGAAGCTGGAAATGAAGCGGTATTGCCACTTAATGAAAGAACACTTGGCGCAATTGGTCGAGGTATTGCTCAAACGATGGGTGAAAATCCAACAAACATCAACATCACAATAACTGGTAATGTTGTCAGAGAAGAAGCGGACATCACTAGAATTGCTGACCAGGTTGCTCAACGAATTGCCGATGAAATCCAACGTAGAACCCAATTGAGAGGAGGTATGGCATGATAAAACACAATGAATTGATTATTGACGGTGTAAGAACATCGTCTTTTCCATTTAAGGTCATCGTCCATGATTCTCCCTCAATTGCATTAGGAGAAGGTAAGACAGCTCTTCTTGAGCACGGTGGCATTAGTGGAGCAATCGTACAAACCAACAAACACCGAGGCCTTGTAAAGAAGACTTACTCAATCTATCTTGTGAAACCTACTGAAGAACAGATGAATCAGTTCATGAGTCTGTTTATTCGTGAGAAATTTTGGTTAGAAAATGAACGAGTTAAAACAACTCGTCTCTGGTGCTACAAGATTGATGCGACTGATCTTGAAGAAGTTCAACCTGGTCTTTACATGACCAAGGCAACCTTCACTTGTCATCCTACAAAGTACTTTAAAACCACTGACACACAGAGGCTAACAAGAAACGGAGTTTTGACCACTCAAGGTTCTGCTCTTGCCTTTCCTAAAATCACAATCGTTGGTCAGAGCACTGCTGAGACTTCATTTACAATCGCTGGTCAGGTGATTCGTCTTGAACGACTCACTGAGTCGCTTGTGATGGTCAATAATCCTGATAATCCTAGTTTTAAAACTACAACAGGGAAGCCAGTTAAATGGTCAGGTGATTTTATTACTGTTGATCCATCAAAACTGAAAAATGTCGGTGTGATTCTAGGTCCTGGTATTCAATCGATTGAAATCGAAACCGCTTGGGGGTGGGCATAATTGCTTTATTTACTTGATAAAAATGTGAGAATCGTTCGATGGAACGGGGAGCCACTTCATGAAGCAACATCTGCGATTGTCAAAGAATCGATGAATGGCGACTTTATTCTTACTGTAAAATATCCTATTTCTGACACTGGGATTTACAAACAAATCAAAGAGGATATGCTGATAAAATGTCCTACACCTGTCTTAGGACCTCAGTTATTCCGTATCAAAAAACCTGTTGAGAATAATGACCATCTAGAAATTACAGCATATCACATTACAGATGACATCATGCAGCGTTCTGTGAAGCCTGTTCAGGTTGCAAATCAAACTTGTTCAATAGCACTTTCTCAGATGGTTCAAAATGCCAAAACTGATTTAGGGGATTTCTCATTTACAAGCGATATTCAAGAACGTAGAACATTCAACATGACAGAAACAGAGAATATCTATTCTGTACTGCTGGATGGTAAACATAGTATCGTTGGAACATGGGAAGGTGAGCTAGTACGAGATAACTTCTCACTAACGGTTAAAAAGAATCGTGGTGAGAATCGTGGTGTTGTTATTACGACGCATAAAAATCTGAAGGACTTCCAACGCACCAAAAACAGTCAGAATGTTGTCACAAGAATCCATGCTAAATCGACTTTTAAACCTGAAGGTGCTGAAACAGAAACGACTATCAAGGTTACTGTCGATAGTCCACTAATCAATTCATATCCGTACATTAACGAAAAAGAGTATGAAAATAACAATGCCAAAACTGTTGAAGAGTTGAAAAAGTGGGCACAGGCTAAATTCACAAATGAAGATATCGACAAGATCTCTGACTCAATCAAGCTTGAAGCTTATGAATTAGATGGACAAATCGTCCATTTAGGGGACACAGTCAATCTCAAGAGCTTAAAGCATAATGTTGATATTTTCAAAAAGGCTGTTGCTTACGAGTACGATGGACTAAAAGAAGAATACATTTCTTTAGAGTTTGACGACAAGGCTAGTTTTGGAGGTTCAGGAGTATCGAATGGTCTTTCTGATGTAACAAATGCGATCCTTGGAGCAACCTACTCGGCCCAAGAAATTGCAATTGGAAGAGCTGCTAGAAATGCTGATTTAGCTTTTGAAAAACAATCAAATCAACTAAAGAAAGAAGTTGAGGACGGTATTGAGTTAATAAAAGCTAAATCAGAAGAAGATAAGCAGAAACTTTCTGATGAAATCAACAGACGATTTCAGGAGTTCAACCCATCAGGTTTTGAAGAAGCTAAATCAAAAGCAGAAGAAGCTCTACGAAAGGTTGGAGCAAATGCTGAGCTCGTTGAGGAAGCAAAACGAATTGCTGCTGACAATGCCAGGGATTTAAATGCATTTAAAACCTCGAATCAGAAAGAACGCGAGAAGTTATCAGATGAGCTGAAGCGTTATTCACGAGAAGAAGCTGAGAATAAACTGACAGTAATCAGGGAAGTTCTGGCCAGTGACTATGTTTCTAAAAGAACCTATGTAGAAGATGCAGAAGGGACACGTCAACGACTCGAAGCTATAACACAAGACAACGAGTCTAAGTTAGCAGAGTATAAACAAACAGTCGACGGTCAATTCACAAAACTATCTAGTCAGATTGCTGACAAGGTAGATAGGTTGGATTTCCAGCAAGTAAAAGAAACTTCATTGATTTATGAACGCATTTTGGGAAGGACAGACTCAAACGTTGCCTCAAACATTGCCCGTATGGCCTTGACCTCAGAATTATTTGAGGTCGAAGTAGGCAAGAGATTTAGTAATCTGACAAATCTGTTTTACGCTCCGACAAAAATTCCTAAGTATATCTCATCAGTCGCAACAGATAAACACTTGGAACGTGTCAGTTGGGGAGATCATGATGGTATCAGAATTAACTACACAGACTTTATGTCTGGCTGGTTAGGGGTTAGATTTCCTCTTACTAAAAGGTTTGTAAAACAAGGCGAGGGGCTTGGTTATCGCATCGAAATTTCAGTTGACAAGGTGCCTAAAGACGGCAGAGTTTTAATTCAATTATTGGATAACACTCCAAGTCTAGGTATGTACTACAACTCTCAAATACTGCTTACCAAAACAGGCAATCAGGTATTCACTGGTTACTTGGATATTCCAAGGACTGGCGAGCTGAACGAGTACTCAATCAGGTTTACTCTTACGAGTCCAGGAAACATCGTTATTCATAAGCCAATGGTTATCGATAAGCGCATAATTCCTGAAGAATTCGTGGATAGCACGGACTATAACAGTGAGTATAATCGAGTGACTATGTCCTTGATGAAAGATAGTTTTGCTATCAAGTCCTTAAATAGCGCAGGAGATCTCATTGCTGGTATTAACATTGGAGCTAACGGTAACAACCGTATAGTAGGTAAGGCGACGCATATCACAGGGGAGACCTTGATTGACAATGCAGTTATCAAATCGGCCATGATTGACAAACTCAAGACTGCTAACTTTGAATCTGGTTCAGTAACTACTACTATTTTGGGAGCTGAAGCAGTCACGGCTGACAAGGTTAAGTTTGATACTGCATTCATTAGGAGACTTGTATCACAACAAGCATTTATCAACGAGCTATTTGCTCAACGGGCAACGATCACTCAGGTCCAATCCATCGACATCACAGGCGAGCACGTACGAGGTGGGCGCATTTCGTCCATTAACGGAAGCACAACCTTTGATTTGCAGACAGGTTGGTTAGAGATGAACGGGCATGGTGTAGGTATTAAGAACAGATTTCCAGGACGCCCGTTGCAGTATCTCACTTTTGGCGCAGGTACCATCAATGGAGTTAACGGTACTTACACGGCTTTGTTAAGTAACCGAAATGGTTTGCAAAAAATGGATAATACATCTGCAGGTATTCAAATTTGGAATGGTCGTTCAGGTGGTAATGTTGAAACAGCTATAACATTTTATGGACAGACAATGGATTTTATGCAGAGCGGTCAGGCTGGAGTAAGTTCTTTGTCAATTAATGCTATAAATCGTCAAATAACTGGAGTTGAGGAAATTGTTTTGAAAGGTGTTTCTTTAAGCAAAGTCCTTGATGATATCTATGACAATTTTAGAAACCTTGGAGCAGTAGCTGGCAATTATAGCCGTGGATATTATCCAAAATGGCGATAAAAACAGAAAGGTAGAACATGAACATATCAGAAAAAGTAATTCAAAATCTTGGTATTCAACTAACAAATAAGACAATCGATGAGGCTTTTAGTCTTGCTGAACGTGATGAAGCTCAAGAACAATTTAAAGAAGCACACAGCCAACTCGAAAAAATCAACAAAGTCTTGCAGTCAAACGATGAGCTGAAAGCTCTATTTGACAAAGTGGCAGAAGAATTAGAAAAAACAAAGGAAGAAGGGTAATACATGGGATTCAAAGTAGTAAACAAATATCTTCAGGATAGCAACAGAACATTTGTAGCAATTCGACAGGAAGCGCCTTATACAGCATTTGACCGCATTCTAGTTGGTGACCGTGTGAACGAGTCAGACGAGGTTCTGATTGAGGCAGTTCTTGGCCAGGTCGCTACTGAGTTGAACCCAGCAGATGGTGTGAAGAAACTACAAGAAGATTTGCACACGCAAGCGCAAGAATATGAAACCAAACTGGCCGAGAAAGATGCAAAAATCGCAGAAGTGAAAGCCGTCGCAGATTGGGCGGTATTGGTTCGTGTGACCGATGTTGACCATCCCCTGGATCCTACATTATTTAAACGTGGCCTTGAATTGGTTGACCTCGGACAAAGTGGTAAAACTTATCAACCACAAGAAATTTTTGCGATTGAGAACCCTGGGCATGTCGAGAAGTTCCAGGAAGGTAAGCGTGTAATGGTTCAAGTCAATGAAGCCTTTACTTATCAAGGTCAAACGCTCGAAGAACTAGCAAGCCTTGAACAAAATGGTAAGCTAGGCATCTGGAAATGGGAACCACCTAAGGCGCCAAAGGAAAGCAACGAGCTTGAAACTGAAGCAGTACCACGCTAGAAAGGAGAATATATGAAAATCGAATTGTTTAACTTTTTTAGAAGCCTGATTCAAACAGAAGATGGTTTAGTATTGTATGCGCTAGGCTTAATTGTGATTCTAGAAATCGTAGATTTTGCATCAGGGACGTTTGCAGCGATTGCAAATCCAGAAATTGAATACAAGAGCAAGATTGGTATTAACGGTCTGATTCGAAAGATTCTTGGTGTTCTATTGTTGATGGTATTGATTCCGATGTCTGTCTTGTTGCCTGAGAAAACAGGGTTCGCATTCCTATACTCAATTTATCTGGGATATTTGCTTTTTACATTCCAGTCACTCATCGAAAATTACCGTAAGTTGAAAGGGAATGTGACTATCTTCCAGCCTATCATTAAGGCATTTGAGCGCTTATCTGGTGACAAAAATAACAAGAACGAAGGAGAACAATAATGGATATTGATACAAGTAGACTAAGGACTGACTTACCACAAATTGGCGAACAACCATACCGACAAATTCATGCACATTCAACGGGCAATCCAAATTCAACTGCCCAAAATGAAGCAGACTACCACATGCGTCGTCCTGTTGATTCAGGCTTTTTCTCGCACGTTGTCGGCAACGGCCGTGTGATGCAAACCTGGTACACAGATATGGGAGCCTACGATGTAGGAGGCGGATGGAACGTAGAGGGTTACGGTCAAGTTGAGCTGATTGAAAGCCATGAAACAAAAGAAGAGTTTATGCGTGATTATAAGCTCTATGTTGAGCTTTTGCGAAGCCTTGCTGATGAAGCAGGAATTCCGAAAACGCTGGACTCTGACAGTCTAGCAGGCATCAAGACGCATCAGTATTGTACGTACAATCAGCCACGAAATGCGAGCGACCATGTGGATCCATATCCTTATCTTGCAAAATGGGGCATTAGCCGTGAGCAATTCAAGAAAGATATTGAAGGGGGTCTGTCTGAAGCTGGATGGCGCCAAAATGCTTCTGGCTGGTGGTGGGAGGAGTCGGATGGCTCTTACCCAACAAAAAGCTGGAAGAAAATCAACAATGAGTGGTTCTACTTCGATGAACGTGGATACTGCCTAATCAACCGTTGGTTCAATGATGGCAAAGATTGGTTCTATCTTGACAAACGTGGCGCAATGGTCACAGGCTGGATGTTCCTCAACCATCGATGGTATTTCTTCAAATCAGACGGTCGCATGGCCACTGGTTGGGTGAAATACCGTGAAACTTGGTATTTTATGGAAGAAAAAGATGGTTATATGCTGTCTAAACAATTCATTAAATCGGGAGACGGCTGGTATTATTTGAAGGCAAACGGTGAACTCCACACAGACCCAGCATTCAAAACAGAACCAGACGGGCTTATCACCGTCGTCGATAAAGAAAAAGAAGAAAAATAAAAACAGAAAGACTTTCAAAATTTAATTACACTAAAACCGCTAGCATTCACTGGCGGTTTTTTTGTTTGTTCAAAATAAAAAAGCAGTGACCGAAATCACTGCTTATCAGCTGTAGCAAATTCATAGAGCTTTTCTGCTGTTAAAAGGGCCATTTTATCCATGCTTGTTTTTCCTTTTCTAAGGTCAGAAACAGTAGTCCATGGAACTCCAGCACCTTGTGAAATAGCAGATGTAGACATCGAACTGTCTAATAATCCTTGAATAACTTTTCTCATATTATTTGTCCTTTTTATTTTTGAGATAAATGTATACATTGATTGCGATTATAAAAATAGCTATTGCACTAACCATTGCTTTTCTCTTTTCGTTTGATAAAATAGAGGTGTGAGGGGCTTTTGCCCCTACCTCTTAGCGTTTACCTTTTTTTGCTCTTGATTTTATTATATAACGGTATACCGAGAAAGACAAGCGTTTTTATAAAGTTTTTTGAAAAAAATAGGGGGCAAAAAAGCCATAAGGTGTAAACTTTTCTATTTTAATGGTAAAAATTATATGTAGTTTTTTTCTTATTTATGCTTATTTTATTGGGTTTTTATCTTATTTCTTCCTATATAATATATCTAAAATAGAATATCGTGGATTTAAATCATTCTACAACCTTAAAAAATAGAATAGTTCAGTGAACTAATAAAAGCCCTTGGATTTTTCCAGGGGCTTTTGTATATTATAAGTCAATGTCAAAGAAATTCAGTCTATGTTTCGTATTCTAGATGTGAAATAAGAGATTTTTAAGCGTTTTTTTGGTATAATAATACCCAGGAAAAAAGAGAAAAAAGGAGGTTGAGATGGACAAGTATTTATCGGTTGCTACATTGACCAAGTATTTAAAAATGAAATTCGATAAAGACCCATACTTAGAACGGGTCTATTTAACTGGTCAAGTTTCTAACTTTCGTAAGCGTCCAACTCATCAGTATTTTTCTCTCAAGGATGACCGCGCTGTTATACAAGCAACCATTTGGTCAGGTATTTATCAGAAACTGGGTTTTGACCTAGAAGAAGGTATGAAAATCAATGTGATTGGTCGTGTCCAAATCTATGAACCAAGTGGAAGCTATTCGATTATCATTGAAAAGGCAGAGCCAGATGGTGTCGGTGCACTTGCTATTCAGTTCGAACAATTAAAAAAGAAATTATCCGAAGAAGGTCTTTTTCAAGATCGCTTTAAACAAGCAATACCTCAGTTTGCAAAAAAAATCGGTGTAGTGACTAGTCGTAGTGGTGCTGTTATCCAGGATATCATCACAACCGTAAGCAGACGCTTTCCTGGTGTGGAAATTGTTTTATATCCTACAAAAGTTCAAGGTGAAGGGGCAGCAGAGGAGATTGCTCGTAATATTGCGAGAGCAAATGAACGAAAGGATTTAGATGTTCTTATCATTGGTCGTGGTGGTGGATCCATTGAGGATCTTTGGGCCTTTAATGAAGAGATTGTAGTGCGTTCTATCTTTGAATCGCGCCTTCCTATTATTTCAAGTGTGGGCCACGAAACAGATGTAACCTTGGCTGATTTTGTTGCCGATAAGAGAGCAGCAACACCAACTGCTGCAGCAGAGTTAGCTACACCTGTGACTAAGTTAGATCTACTGACCTATCTTAAAAATCAAGAGAAACGAATGGCTACTGCTGTACAAAATACTTTATCAAAGAAAAAAGAATCCTTGAGAGGGCTTA